AAAAAGTGGACGTCCAGAAACAACAAAGCCCTCGTATTTCTACGAGGGCTTCGTTTTGTATGGTGCCGGCACCAGGAGTCGAACCCGGGACCTACTGATTACAAGGAAGTTGCTTTAAGCCGTAAAATCAGTGAGTTGCGGGATTTCTTATTACGTTGGGACCAGAGCGGAAGCCCTTCGTTTAACGGGGTTCATCGAGCTTCTTACGTGCTTGCTTCTCGCCGATTCATGCTCTGAATCGTCCGTGGGGACTTCAGGAACATGCTAATGATGATCTGATAATTTCTCGCTGATTTGCTGCCTGATCAACAGAACGGCATCAATTTGCGTATTAGTCTCTGCACCATCAACCAGTCGCATCCTATCTTGCAGCCGCTGAAGCGAAGCGCGGTAGAAAGCGCGTTTATCTCCGGTGCTACTCACCAAATTCTCCGATATTTCTGTAAATTGCTTTTTAGCTTCTTGCAGTTGGCTTTCGAATTCACCAGAGAAACCGGCGATCAATTCGTATCCAGTTAGCTTCACACCACCGCCACGTTCCGCGATACGGTTGGTCACAGAATTCAACGCGACAAGAACCGAATAGATGGATGATCTCAATTTCTCTTTCGGTGTGTCGGGGCACCGGTCCTCGAGTGAGCCGAATCTCAGCGCTCGTATATGGCCGGCAACCCGTGGGTCATCGAAGCCTAGTGGCTTCCAGGTGTGCGCGAAATAATTCCTGATTTTTCTCAGCTGCTCTAGGTCATCAAATTGCCCCTTGATAATGAGCCCTAAGGAATACGCCGCCTTGATCCGGGAGGAAAAATTTCCCAATGGTGCATTGAATCCTTCTACCAATTGAGCTGTTGTGGCGGTGGGTAGCATGAACGCCTTGAGCAGCGAGCCTAGAGCATCCTCAGCGAATGCAGCTAATGAGAGAACCAGGGCGCGCTCGTCCATTTGGCGCAATGTTTTACCCAAGATATTTATGTCCCGGAAAACATTGTCCTCTGTCGGATCTAGATCAAAGTCGTCATCACTTTCCAATGTCAGCCCCTATCGTAGGTGTTAAAGGTCATTTGAGCTTACAGCGGCTTGGGCTTGGAAACAGCCAGCTACGGTTCGCGTTAATTTGCTGAAGGGGGCACCCTTGGGATGCTGAGGTCATAAACATCCATCATTTTAGGGTCACGATGGCCACTGGCTTCCTGCTTGTCTGCCCTGGTGCCGGTCGTGTCAGTGATGCCGCGCCGCTTCAAGTCATGCAGGGCAAAGCGGTCTTCCGAATCAATGTTTCCGTCTGCGATAGCTAACGTGATAAACCGCTGCCAGGCGGTATCTAGGCTTGTCTTTCGCAGTGGACCTCCATGGCTGGCCACGATGATGAAGCGCTTCGACGGTGTAATTGAGATCGCTGTCTTCCGGCGTTCCCAAGTCCTAGCACGTAGAGCCTTGGCACCGTCCCATACAGCGCGTAGCCGGGGTGTCCAACAGACAATGTTGTCTCGACTGCCTTTGCGACGATTGGTCAGAATTCCTTCATCGAGCTCGTTTGCATCTGTGAGTGTCACGACCTCGATGCCCCGTAGACGGCAAAGGTAGGCCAGCTCCATCACGCTAGCCAGGTATTCTGGACAGCCTCCAGGCTCATTGCGTGCCAGACGTCCGCGTGCAGTTGCGCGATCGATCAGGATGTCCATCACGTTTTGCCGTGGCAATCGACGTTGCTTCCGTTCGATTGGCGCCTCGATGCCCAGGGCGGGGTTCACTTCTAGGAATCCACGATTACGTCCCCACTGCAGCACGCGGCGCAGGTATCGAAGCGCGTGCGCTGCTTTTGAGGGCGTGCCCTCGTCTGAGAGCCGATCGACAATGCGTTGAACCAGGGCTGCGGTGAATTTCTTTACCGCCAGATCGCCTAAAGGCTTACCCAGTTTGGTGGGGATGTTCACAAGAACGTCCCGTGAATAGCAGTAGTCGTCGTGGGTCTTCGAAGCGAGCTTTTTGTAACGGTCACTTGAGTGAAATTGTTCACACACATAGCGAAGTGTGCCTCTGTCGACATTGGACGTTTCGTCCATGATTCGGTGTAGTTCTGCTAGCGAAACGTCTGCAGGAGCCACGTTTTTTCGGCGCTGCTTTCCCGTCTCGTCGTAATGAAGGGTGTACCAGACTCCGCTGCCGCGATGATCGAAGTAAATGGCCGCCGGGAGGGCGGCCTGGTCGACATGAGCAGGGATATGGGGATTGTGCTTACGCTTCCTTGCTCGCCTCATAATATGTCGACATCGTACCTTTCAGCGCTCACTGGCTTGACGCCACCGGCATGGTTAATCAGATCGAGAGTTGTCCAGGGGCCAGTTCGGCCACGGAACAACCGCACTCCTTGGTCTATCAGCGATCGCTCAACGTCAGATCTTCGTTGATACCCAGTTATATGCTGCAGATCCTGGAATGTCAGAACGCCTGTATTGGCCTGGTTCACGGAACTGTCCCCGATTCTAACGGTTGACGTAGCTGGCGAATTTTCATTTTAGCTAGGGAAACTCGACCACGCGTAGTAGAAATCTCAGGGGTTAATTCTTGTGCTGTCTCTTCCATTTTTTTTATCTGAACGCTCACACGGATTCTCCGACATAGGCAGGTATTGGTGGTATCAAGCAGCCTGGAAAATCCAGCACCGCACAGTTTTCGGTTTGTTGGCGGCATCTGTATCCCATGCCGAGCAAACATTTCTGTTTGTCTCCACGAACTTGGGGCACTTGCTGGTTTTAAGGTGGCGTTTGAGTTCGGTCAGATCCGGCACTTTTTGCCGTTTCTCTGCGGCTTCCTTTGCGAAGTCGTTGAGGTTTACGGCGATCAGGCCGTCATTTCGTGAGTGGTTGAGCCCGCCTGCAATGTTGTTCAAGTACTCGTACAGCTCCCAGAATTCGACGACGATCGGGTGATCGGCGTTGATCGCCAGCTGGCGCTCCTTCGCCATGCTTTGGATCTCGGCATGGGCTGCTTCCACCTGGTGGTTTTTCAGTGGGACCACTTGAGCCAACGCGTCGACCAGTGCGTGCAACTGAGCGTGATTTTTTGCGATTCGGACGGTGCGAATCTCCGGTAGGGCCAGAAGCTTCTGCTCATAGACGGGCACTTTTTCGCGGACGGTCTGCATAACAATGCTTTCCTTCATAGTCGCCTTGATTAGGAACCCGCTGACGCGATCGACCGGCATGCGCTCAAGCTTCTCCACCAACAATTTGGTCTGCGGGGTCTGGCCATCCTTCGTCATGGCGATGTGCACCAAACGCTGCAAGATTGGCTCGGAAGCGTTTACCGCATGGTTCTGGCCGATGACCACAGCCCCACGGAATGGAGGCTCACGGGTATCGTTGCCGTTGTTCTTTACGCCTGTGGAGCGAACGCTACGGCCGTTGTAGGCGGTTTTGAGTTCGTCCCAGTCGTACTGCTTGGTCTGGCTGCCATCAGTCTTCTCTCGCTCCGACTCGATGAGAACCACCGGCAAATTACCGACCTGGGCGAAGTTGCGCGCTCGAGCAACAGGGGTGCCCTTGGTTGGGTCGAAACCTTCATAGTCGATGCGACCACACAGCTTCCAAAGGAACTCGATCAGCGTTGACTTACCGGCGCCTGGCTCACCAATGATCTCAGCGAAGGGATAGCTTTTTTGGTATTGACGGATCTGCTCGGCAAACAGTGAACCGAACCAGAATGCGAGCGCGACCAGACCCTTGGCACCGAAGCATTGCCAGATGATGTCCAGCCACTCGGTGTCGAACTTCTCGAGTTCCGTGTTCAGGTTGAGCATCACCGACTGGCTCAGGGTCTTGATGCTCAGCCGGTCCATGTCGAAGAAATCCTCCTCGTTCAGCTTAAACACTTTCCCATCACGCACCGCTACGTCGCCGTAGACGTACGCGCAGTGCTCACGGGTGTAGCCGGTGAAGTCAATGGTCTGAACGGTTTTGAGGGCGTCGGTTTGCTCCTCAATGAAGGCGTCCAGCTGCTGGGTGGTACCAGTGAACATCCCACCCGGGGCAATGCCGAGCAGGCGCTTCTTGAACTCTGCAGACGAGGCGATCTGCGAGCTAGTGAAGGTGTTCTTGATCGGTGCAGCATCGTGGGCAAATGTGATCCGGAAGTAGTACCAGGACTCGTCGGTTAGCTTGTTTTCCTGGTAGTACAGGGCTTTCGGGTTACAGGTAGCAATACGCTGCAGCGCGCCGCACTGCTGCATGGCCTTGGCCCGCATTTGTTTATTGTTCAGCTGTTGGTCGTCGTGGTGATCACTATCCTCAAGCTCCTGAATCGCCTTGTTGTACTTCTCCAGATCGAGCTTGAACCAGTACAGGCGATTGCCGAACTCCAAGTGAAACTCGCTGCGGCGCTTCCAATCGAACATCACCAGGGCTTTCTCGGTGGCGTTCTCAGCGATCAGCAGGGCGCCGTAATGCCGAGCAGTGGTGATGTCTTTTTCGACCTGAGCATCACGCTTCTCGCCTTCGTCCAGGAACTGCCAGCGTTGGTGCAGATCGTTCCAGTCGGCTTTCCTGTTATCACGCTGGGGAACCTGTGCTGCTTCGCAGGTGAAGCCGAGTTCGCGGGCCGTGCGGACCCAACGCTTGGTGTAAGCGTGTGCACCTGGTTCGTTATCCAGTGCCCATACCAGTTTTGGCAGGTTACCCTGGCGGGCCTCTAGCAACGCTTTCAGCGAGTCGGCCGGGAAAGCGTTAGAGGACATCGCCGACACGGCGGCAATGTTGTGGTGCACCAAGGCGAGCGCGTCAAAGATACCCTCGACAATCCAGAGCTCTTTCACCTCGAGCAGGTCGACGCACGGCGGGCACCACCATACCCCTTTGTAGGACTCACCCGGCTTGAAGCGGGCTTTCATCTTGCCGAAGCGCGAAGGCTTGTCGATCAGGCGCTCCCAATAGCCGCCTTTCTCCAAGGCGAATCGCACCGTCGCGGTTCCAGCATCGTGTTGGGTCGAGTAGTACGTATCCTGTGTAAACCAACCGGCGATCAGTGAAATATCGAATCCACGGGCAAACTCAAGGTATGCCCGTGCAGTCGCGGTAGGGGCGCTCTCTGTGGTGGGTACGCGTTTGCTCCAGTCTTCAAAGAGGTCGTCGTAGATCTCTTTCACATGCACTGTGTGGCCGCACTTTTCCTGGCGTCCACAGATGAGCTGCCACGGACTGTCGAAGCGGGTGTACAGCTCTTTTTTGTTGCATTTGGGGCAGATTCCACCACGCATGTAGTTGGTGGGGACGCGATGTTTAAGACCGAATTCGGACTCGATGCGTTGCAGGACGTCGTGACGCAGATCGTCTCTCATGGTTATTTCACTGCTTTCAGGCTGAGGCCGAGGCTATGGGTGAGGGCGCCGATCAGGTGTTTTTGAGCGGCCATCACAGGGCTGTTGGCAAGGATCGATCCGTGGCGTAAGCCATCGGGAATCAGGCGGTACTGTTCTGCATACCAAAGGTCGTTGAAGCTGAGACGATATTGCTCGCGCAGGCTGGCCAAGAGCGCTTTCGCCTGATCGGGAGTCAGTTTTGCGTTGATGTTCATGGCGTTTTTCATCGTCAAACCTCAATTTCGGGCGCAGCTCACCCAAACCCACGGCGGTGGGACAGGCGATTTATGGGTTGGGGATTACGGTGTGGCTACGCGGTAACGACCGTTGTCCGGTGCGTTGAGGATGCGTTCGTAGATCAGACTTACTGGAATTGCCCAGGCATTACCTGTGGCGGGGTCGATGATGACGGTGTGGGTTGACGTGCTGTTGTAGACGTCCAGCCTCTGCCGATCGCGCACCGCTGACATTTCGCTGTATGCCAAGTGCACCATCTTTTCAGCCATAGTCGTTAAGACGTCATAGTCGGTAACCAGGTGCGTTACTGCCCGCTCGAATAGCTGGAGATCGTCGCCTAGGTGTTCACATTGGTGGCGCATCAGGAACCCAAGCGCGGCGGCTTTGAGCATGTCCTGATATTCCTGTACTGCAGGTTGGTCAGTCATCTCAAAGCCCCTGATTTCTTGCGGTACAGGTCAATGGCAGCAAGCACTTCGGCATGACGTGCTGCCATGTGTAGGTTGTGAGCATTGAGGATTTTTCCCGCCTCGAGCTCGGTGATGCACCCATCGGCCAATGCCTTGGCGATCTCTTGGTCAACGGTGCCGCGTTTGGCGGCGACCTGTACCGAGAGGGTGTACATTTCGACGGTGTCCATCGTTTCCGGATCTGGGAGTGGAACGAACAAACCGCCGTACATAGTCGCAACATAGGTGGGTAGGTGCCGAGTGCCCGACTCTTGTTCCAACTGGTAGAGCTGAACGTCGGTCAACGGTCGGCTGTTGTTGTTCTCATAGGCGTGGTTATCGAACTTTTTCAACGCTAGACCTATGCGTGCAGCAGCGCACTCACGTCCACCTGGATAACTACAAATAATCGCGCTGACCACTTCCCGGCGAGTTTTTAGAACTGTGTCTTCCATTTTCTGCTTTTCCCTGTCGCCCAGTGCCGTTACTGTTCAATCACGCCGTCTTTGATTCCGAGTAGTACGGCGGCACGATGTGCCTCCCCACGGCGACAACGGCTCTGGCCGCTCAACACGGCGTACACAGTGCTGGGATTTAGGTTGTGTAATGCAGCGAAGTTTTTTGCGGACTGGCCGCGTTTTTCCATGGCTTCACGCGCTTGTATGCGGGCTTGCTCGGTGGTGCTTGTGTTGGGCATAGTGCAATTCCTTGCGCTTTCGTGTGATGACGAACGCAGGATGTGGCAAAAAACTGCCATTGT